GTCGGCGGGCACGGCGGCGCCGAGATTCCGACACCCCTCCCTACCAGCGGCGGGAGCGTCGTCCCATGACGGCCAGCCCCGCCCTGTCCTGCCGCGCGGCGTTGCAGTGGAAGTGGGCGGCGCCGATGTTGGACGGCTCCAGCACAAGCTCGGGCCATCTGTCCTGCGGGCGGATGTGCTCGGGCGACCACGCCCACACGTCCCCGCCGCGCCTGTACGGCCCCTTCGAGTAGTCGATGGGGTTGCCGCACCACATGCACGGCGCGTTGCGCTCGGCGTCGCGCTTGAAGCACGCGGCCTTGACGCGCCTGCCCGCGGGCCCGTCCCACTGGTCCTTGGCCATGGAAAGCCCCCAAACGCAGAAGGCCCGCATCTCTGCGGGCCAGTCTCTCACGATACCATCTTACCGTGCAAAGGTGTGCAAGGGTGTGCAAACTTTCAGCGCGCCAGCGAATCGGCGCCCACGGCGTCCACGAAACGCAGGGCGCGGTTGCGCATGTAGGCGACCGTCCTCCTGGAGTAGTGCAGCCTGAGCGCCGTCGAGCGGATGGACTCGCGCTGGATGTAGATGCAGTCCAGCACCTCGGCGTACCCGAGCCCGAGCTCGCGCGCCAGCCCGTGGTCCCAGTCGCTCCCGTAGAGCACGCGCACGGCCCTGTCGACGGCGGCGCACCACTCGGCCGTGCGGCGCGCCATCATGGCCTCGTAGTCCACCATGGACGCAACGGGCGCCATCCCGTCGCGGATGGAGCCCGATGCGACCTTGGGGTCCGACGCGCCGCCCAGCGAGAGGGCGCGGCGCTCCATGGCGTTGTACCGCAGGTCGTGGCGGTGGAGCTCGAAGCTGGCCTGCCGCGCGTCCTCGAACAGCTCCCGGGCGCCCATCAGCCACCGTCCACGTCGTAGATTCTCAGCTCGGAGCGCCTGCGCGCGGCCTCGGCCTTGTCCTCGGCCCAACGCTCCACGATGATCGCGCGCGCCAGCTCGGGGTCGATGCGCAGCTCCCGCGCTATCTCAGGCACGGCCGTTCCCTCGCAGTGCATCCGCCATACGTCCTCGTACCTCGGCATCTACATCCCCAATCTCCTGCGCCACGCGCAGACCGTCGTGCTGCTCACCCCGAGCCTCGCCGCAGCCTGGTCGCCGTTCAACCCGTCGACCCCGGCGAGCGTCGAGCGCCACCATTCGGCGTGGTGGCGGCGGTTCGGGAACAGGTCGCGGTGGCGGCGGATATAGGTCCACAGCGTCCACTCGTTGATTCCGAACGTGTGCGCGATCTCCTTGGGAGGTATGCCCCGGTTCCACATGTCCGCAGCTGCCTTCAGCGTCTTGGTCGTCATGCGCCCTCACCCGCCAGCCTCCTGCACCGCTCGACCAGTTCCATTACGGCAGCATTGTCGCCGCGTGCCAGCTTCTCGGCATCGTCCATGATGCGCTCCCATGAGTCGGGCTGGACGTGGTGGCAGTTCTCGGCAATGCCCCAGCAGAATCGTCCGCTTTCGTTCAAGTAGAACAGCCTCTCCGCACGACTTCCGCCGAACCCCTTGACCTCGAACTCCTCGTCGCCGTCCCATCCAACCATGTCCCCCACGCGGATTGGAACCCCGTCAGCGTCCACTGGTACCCAACCGTCGCCGAACGTGGCGTCCATGCCGTCCATCCTCGCCCGCTCGACGGCCTTCTTGTGCTCCGCTTCTATGAGGTCGGCGATGGCATGCAAGCAGTCAAGGTCGGCGCGGTCAATCTTCCACGCTGCGTGTGCACTCATGCCCCAAACCCGCAGCTCGTCCGTGATGCTCATGGCTGCTCCTTCTTCCGTTCGTTCACCGTTCATCCAACGTTCGTTCAGCTTCGCCAGCTGCTCCCTCTGATGGGCGCAATGCTCGACCAGCCGCTCGTACTCCTCCGCCGCCTCATCCACCGCGCACTTGTATACGTCGCAGTCGTGGTCGTAGTAGCAGCGGTGCTCGGACGGGTCGTACATGCGGTATGAGTTGGAGCACAGGCCGCGCAGCGCCGCGAAAACCTCGTCGGTGTCGTGAACCTTCCAGCTCATGCGTCCCTCCTTTCCCCCCATGCGCAGAAGCCGTCAGGCTCGACCTGCTCGCACCATGAACCGCAGAAGTGGTAATACTCCATCTCATCTTCTGTGTAGTGCTTGCAATCCCTGCACCGCACTATCTCCTCACACGTGTACCAATGCCCCTCATGGCCGTCCGTTGCGACTATGCGCTCGCTCATGCGTCCACCCCCAGCTCGTTCATACGGTCGGCAAACTCGTCAACCTCTTTACGGTCGTAGGCGTTGAGCAGTTGCAGCCACAAATCCCGCACCAGCTCCCGCAGCTTGGCGTTCTCGGCTTCCAGCTGGAAACGAGCAGCCGCTGCGCCCTTGGCGAAACCATCGTCCCACCCCTTGCGGTAGATGGCCTCGTCCTTCTGCTTGCTCATTCGTCCACCACCTTCCGACCGCACGCAAAACAGAACCGTGGATGCTTTCGCTCGATGGTCGCCCCGCATGCCGAACACGAGAAGAAGGCCATCTGCTTGCCAGCAGCGTCGTGGCACTCTCCCCTTCCCAGCGTTGCCTCGACGGCCTGCTCGGGGGTGACACAGTATGCATTGAGTGACCTGCTTCTGATGGCTGGTATTTCCTCATATGCTTGCTCGCAGCCATTTGCGAACCACTTTGTAACGAAGTAGTACGCTGGCTCTTCGGGGTCATCCTCAGCCCACCATTTCACCCCGCGCTCATCCAGCATGCGGCGCAGTTCGTCCGTCGCGCTCATTCGGCACCTCCCTTGTGGTTGAGCTTGCGCTCCATCGCCGCGATGCGGCGCTCGTGGTCTGCGAGGGTGTCGGCGTCGGCCACCGTCTCCGTGATGGCGTCCTCGTCCTCGAGGTCGGCGCCGTTAAGCCGCTCCAGCTCCTGGAACAGGAGGTCGTTCAGCGTCCCGAGCGTGTTGGACCTATCGTCTGCCATGGTGCCTCCCATCATTGGCCACGCGTCTCGCGCGCGCGTATTCTTTACCTTTTTTCATTGGCTTACTCCAAATTGGTAAGAAATAGTCGGCGTAGCCAGCGTAACCAGCGAAGCCATAGCCGCTCTAGCAGCGTAAACGGCTTGTTTTATGTGGCTCCGCTGGCTACGCATAACTAGCTCAACCCTCAACCTTCGACCTCAACTTGAACTTTCGCCCTTGCTTGCCGATGGCCCTGTCGCGCGTCACATAGACTTCCAAAGTAGCCAACGAAGCCAGAATCTTCTTGACGAAAGCCGCCTGCGACGCGCCGTACTTCTCCCCCGCGTTGTCGCACCATCGCGCGAACTCGCGGTACACGTCGTCCGTCCACCTGCCGTCGAGGTCGCCGTCCTCGACCATCTCCTCGTACAGCCAGCGCCGCACCACGTCGTTCTCGATGCGGATGGACTCGACCTCCGCCGCCATGTCGGGTATCTCCGTGAACGCGCCGCGCTGGATGAGCTGCGGCAGCTCCATGAGCCCGAGCAGGGCGAGGCGCTGCAGGTTAGGCTCCTGCGACATCTTCTCGGCCATGTGCGGGTCGTAGCCGTCCATTCCTGGCGAGAACCGCCTTCGGAACGGGATGAACGCGAGCCTGCGGAAGATGCCGTCCGTGGTGTCGGCGAGCCTCGGCATCGTGTTCATGCTGAACATGAGCGTGGCGGACGGCCTGAAGTCGAACCCCGCGCCGTTCTTGACGTCGGTGTAGATTGCCTCGCCGCTAACCAGCTTCTTGAAGACCGAGAGCTCGTCGTTGCGGAGGAACCCATCGGGTATGTCGTCGCCGAGGTTCGCCATCTTGCCCACGATCGCGGCGGCCTGGAACCGTTGGCCCAGCGTCGCTATGTCCATGCTCGAGACGTTCTCCACGCCGACGAGCGAGCGCAGGACGTTGAGGAACGTCGACTTGCCGTTTGAGGCAGAGCCGTGGACGCCCCCGCCCGCCTTGCCGATGAGGAACAGCGACTGCTGGACGGCGCGCCTCGAGCACATGCACATGCCCACGGCCTCGCGCATGGCGCGGGCTGTCGGCGCGTCTCCCCCGGCGAGCGCGTCGATGAACCTGTCGGCGTCGCCGTACGGCGCCGCGAGGTCGAGCTGTATCGGCAGGGTGCCGATGATGAACATGGACGGCTCGGGCTCCACGCGCTCCTCCGCCATGACGTCCCACGTGCAGTCCGCGAACTGGACGTAGTAGCGCCCGTCGAAGCCGTTGTCGCTCGAGACGCTGGGCTCGCGCGCCTGGATGTAGCTGAACACCTCGTTGCGCTGGTCGCGGGTTATGTCGTCGGCGTAGCCGATTGAGATGCGGTCGAACGCGGCCTTGCCGAACTCCCACCGCCGCCCCGTCCAGCACGCGGGCGCCCCGTCGATGGAGCGCGCCATGTTGCGGTCGAGGATGATGCGGGCGAGCATGTTCGGCATGATCTTGCCGCGCTCGGTGCGGAAGCTCGGAAGCTGCTCCCCCGCCCCGCCGCCGAACTTGGAGACGCCCTGCGTGTCGCCCTTCATCGTGCCCATGCCGTCGTGCCCCGCGCCGTGCTTGCACGCCTGGCGCACGATCCTGTCTATCTCGCGCTGCGTCATCGGCTTGTCGCAGCGGTCGCGGTTGGCCTTCTCGACCATCGCCTGGATGACGTCGTCGCGCTCCCCGCGGTGCCGCAGCGAGCAGGCATAGCGGTAGAGCGTGTCGTCGCGTTCTCCGTGCCTTATGACCGCAGGCAGCTCGAACGATGCCGCTGGCTTCGCCCCGTCCTCCATGCCGCCGTTGCGCTGCACGTGGTCGAGGAAGTCGTAGACGTTGCCGTCGGCGGTCGCTATGCCGCGCTCCCACGGCGCCGAGCCGTCGGCCCATCGGTATGGCGTGCCGTTCGGATGGATGGACGGCGGCGCCACGATGTAGCCGCCATCCGCTCGGACGTCCACGGCCAGCTCGGCGTTGGTGGACGGCCTGATGTTGGTGCGGTCGGTGCGGTACAGATAGTGCATGCCGCCGCGCCCGGTGATCGCCACGGCGGTGGCCGGCAGCTCCCCGCGCACGTCCTCCCAGTCGTTGAGGGCGTCGAGCCCGTGCTTACCGGCCTCGTCGTCCTCATCTATGTCGAGCACCACGAGCCCGTGCGACGGCACGCCGCACACGATGCCGATGTTGAGGTCGGGATGCGCGGCCCAGAGCCTGCGCGCATCGTCGGGGTCGTCGAACCAGTCGTTCAGGCCGTGCTCGCTGATGGGCTTCTTGCCGCGCGCCGCGATCGGGATGATGCCGAAGCCGTGCTCGCAGTACCAGACGGCGGCCTCGCCGAGGGTGGACGGTGCGTCATTCGCCATAGGCTACCCCCAGAATCTCGCAGATGCGGCGCGCCGCCTTGCCCGGCGGGCACACCTCGAACACGGCGCCGTGCTTGCGCTCGAGCGTCTTGAGCATCTTGTAGAGCGTCGGCCCCTGCATGGGCTTGGTGCGGTACGACCTGCATCTGTCCGGGCCGTGCGGGCTGCATGCCCGGTCCTTGTACCATCTGCACCGCCTGCAGACGTAGGGCGTCCATCCGTTGACGTCGGCGAGGGCCTTGTACGGCCTGCCCACCTCGACCATCACGACCAGCCGCCACCCGGACTCGCGGGCCCTCTCGAGCTCGCGCACGAACCGATCGTGGTCTCGCCCCACGTTCCCGGCGAGCTCTTCGATTGACCTCTTCGTGTCGATGGCGATGTTGGACGTCCCGTCCGCCCTCATGTAGTCGCCGAAGTCGAGCTTCCTCCGCTCGACCTCGACGCCGTGCGCGCCCCACCATGCGTGCTTGTTCGCGTGCTTGTCCCCATGGTGCTGCTGCTGCCTCGTATCCTCTAAGATTTGCGCCATATGCAACTCCATGAATAATGGCGGCGCGGCTATCCATCAACCGCGCCGCCGCGCTGCTAGTCGAACGGTATCTCGCCCTTGTAGACGTCCACCGCCTTGGCCGCGGGCTTGGCGGCCTTGCCGAGCGCCTTCTTGGGGCGCGTCTTGACCTTGCCCTCGCGGACGTCGCCGGCGGGCACGACCGAGCAGACGTTGAGCCGCGTGGCGATCTCGCCGTCGTTGCGCTCGTACTCCTCCTCCTGCAGGTTGATGCCTACGAGCCGCCCGATGAACATGGACGCCTGCGCGGCATCCCATGCGGCGAACGGGTCGAACCCTGCGTTGCTGGCGGCGATGGCCTCCAGCCTGCCCTTCAGCATGCCGAGCGCGCTGTCCTTGTAGCTCAGGAAGAAGTGGTGGGCGTACGGGTGCGACCTGCCCCAGTCGTCGGAGTAGAACCCGGCCTTGGCGCCCTCCGCGATGTCGTAGACGACCTCGACGTACTCGCGGGACGGCATGTCGATGAAGTCGGTGATGCGCGCCACGTAGGGGCCCGCCTCGAGCCGCTCGAAGCCGCCGCCGTCGCCGGTTGCGGAGATGGACGACCAGTTGAAGCTCTTCATTCTTCTTTTCCTCTCTCGATGATCGTGTTCAGCTCGACCAGGAACGTCGCGTCCCTGGTCTGCGTTTCCCTGCTGTTCTCGCCGTAGGCGCGCTCGTAGCACGCCCACGCCCTGTCGCGGGCCTCGTCCTCGCCGATGCCGCGCTCGAGCAGCGAGGCGTAGCGGCGCTCGGCTGCGTCGAGCAGCGCGGCCTCCACGGCGGGGCTCATGCCTTCCACCCCATGAAGCCGCGGATGCCCTTGTCGATGATGGTGAGGTCGTTGGGCTGCTCCGCGCTGTCGAAGATGCCGCACGATTTCGCGGGCGGCTTCCCGTCCACGATGAAGCGGTACTCGCCGCCGCTGCACTCGGCGAGGATGCAGACGTTCACCATCCCCACGAGGTTGACCTTCTCGTTGAGGAGCTTGCCCACGGTCGCGGGCACGACGTTGCCCTGCGCGTCGGTGTCGGTGTGCATGACGAGGTAGACGACCACGTCGTCCGGCAGGTCGTTGCAGAACTCTATGAAGCGGTAGACGCGGCCCGCGATCTCCTTGTAGACCTCGAACTGGTCGCGGTACTTCTCGTCGCCCCACGAGCCGCGCATGTAGATGTCGGTGATGCAGTAGCCGAAGTCGTCCACCACCACGGCCTTGTACTTCTCGGCGTAGGCGGCGACGATGGACGCGAGCTCGCCGAAGTCCTTGGTGCGGGCGAACTTCTTGCCGCCTTTGAACGGCAGCATTGTCTTGATGGTTTCAATCAGCCCGTACGTGTCGTTCGGCATGTTTCTAAGCGAATAGGTTTTGCCAGAACCGCTAGGCCCGAGAATCAGCACGGGGATGCCCATTACTCCACCTCCCCTTCGGTCAGCGCGTAGGCCACGGCCTGCGTGAGGTTGAGGCCGAGCGCGGGCACGACCTTCTCCATCGTGCAGCCCGTGAGCGTCGTGCCGATGGGATGGCGCGGCTCCATGTAGGCCGTCACGCCGTCGGGCAGCTCGCCGTTCATGTGCTCGATGAGCCATTCGGCGACGGACTGACCCTTCTCGCGCATGTATGCGTCGAGCATCTGGCGTCCGTCCTCGCTACAGAACCAGTCGGCGAGGGTATCGGCGTCCTCCATGATCGCGCGCGGCCTCGCGTCCTCGAACTTGACGGTGAGCGCGCCGACCTCCTGCCCGTTGATGTTGATGCGGCGGCGGTCGGTGCCGTCCTCCGCATAGCGGGCGAGCAGCGCCGCCCCCTCCATGCTGCGCAGGCTGTACGGGTCGCGAGTGCTGACCTGCTTGCCCAGCTCCTTGTAAAGCGCCTGCATGACCGCGAGGCGCTCGAGATCGTTATTCATCTGCTTCCTCCAGGTTCACCCAGACGTTCGTCCATCCGGGGTCGCATTCCTCCGTTCCGATCACGGCGTCCACCGCCTTCACGCACGACCTGTCCTCCCACGCGATTCCGTCCAGCGCCTCGAGAACCAGCGTCTCGATGCCGAGGATGCCGCGGTCGGTCGCGCTCGTTGAGATATGGACGCCCGCGCGTGTGCCGCGCGGCGCCGCCGGCGCGCCCTGCTTCAGGTACGCGACTCCCAGCATGCCCATCGCGGTCTCGGCGTCGGTGTCGGCGTAGCTGCGCACGAACGGCAGCTTGATTCGGTACGCGCTCATTCGTCCCACGCCCCCTCCTGCCGGAGCTTGCGCTCCCAGCGTCCGCGCGCCTCGACCTCGGTCATGCGCTGCACGTGCCCGCCGATGATCGTGGTGCCGTGTTTCTCCCTGTGGTAGTCGAACCAGACGCCGCGCCACGTCCTGATGAGCTGGTGGCCGTTGCGCTCGGCGACGACCTCGTACGGCTTCTTGCCGCTCGGCTTGCGGGGCGTCGGCTCGACCTTCCCGTGGGCGCGGACGTGGATGTAGGTGTTGCGCCCCGCGCCCATGCTGTCCTGGTACTTGTCGTTCACAGCACCGCCCCCGCCCTGAGCCATCCGCGCCAGCGCGCCTCGGCCTCGCGGTCGGTCTTGTATTTGCCGAAGTAGCGCGGGCCGTTCGTGTGGTCGTACGCGTAGTACGCGTCCTCGCTGATGCGGTAGTAGAGCCGCACGCCGAGCCACTTGGGGCCGTCCTCGGCCACGATCATCTCGTCGGCGGCCAGCGAGCGCATGAGGTTGGTCATCCGCTCGGCCTCGACGGCGCACTCGGCGACCGTCCTGCAGGCGCTCATAGCGCCAACCCCATTCCGATGACGAGCGCGAGCAGGTAGAGCGGCCATGCGGCCTTGATGGTGATGTTCTTCATGTGGTATCCTCTCCGCAGGGCACCCACCCTGCTCTTCCGCCGTCCAGTGCCAGCTGGGCGGCGCTTTTCTTCTTCGAGCACTCCCACGACCGCACCCAGCGGTCGAGGTCGTCGGTGTGGACGACCCATCGGGCGTGCTCCTGGTTGCGCGGCCTGTAGGCCGTTATCTCGCCGCTGTCTATCGCGGCGCGCACGTAGTCGGGCGTCTTGCAGACGTACCGCCCCGCGTGCCTGATGCCGAGCCATGGCATCGAATGCCTCCTTCCAATCCATCCGAGTGCCCTGTACGGCAGGGGCGGGAGCATGGAGCTGTGAGGGGAGAAACAGACAGAAAGGAGGCAGCCATGCGTCGAAAGGAAGGCGCCCCCGCCCCCACCGTCCAAGGCGCTCGGGTCTTCTAGTTGCGTTATCCGGTTATCAAGGTGCGCTTCGTGCGATTGCACAATGGGGCTACCTGCCGAGCAGCTCCACCATCCCGAGCTCGCGCTCGGACAGCTTCCAGCGTTCTGCGGCTGCGCGTTCTGCGGCTGCGCGTTCTGCGGCTGCGCGTTCTGCGGCTGCGCGTTCTGAAAGAAGATAGCCGCCGCCGAAGATGCCGCTCTTGCCCGCCGCGTCCATTGCGTCGAGCGATGCGATGCGTGCGGACTCATCGCGGCGGATGAACAGGTCGGTGTGGTGGTTGCTCATCCACCCGAGCTTCGCCGCCGTGATCACGTGCATGGGGAACTCGTACTTGCCCACCTGCTTCTTCTGCTTCTTGAGGTTCTCCTCGTTCGCCGAGTCGATTGCATCGAACAGGCTGGGCGCCGTGCGTGCGACGTACTCGGGCTCCATGTCCGTGACGAACGATGTGCGCACGACCGCGCCGTTCTCGTAGGTGATGGACGCCGATGCGCACACCGCGCAGAGCCCGTCGACGCGCAGGAAGCACGACATCGCGGGAGCGAACAGGAAGTAGCGGATGCCGTGGATGCTGTAGAACGTGCAGATGGCCGTGAGGATGGAGAACGGCGGGTTGTCCACGACGATGCAGCCATCCGGGTACTCGAACCGCTCGTAGTCGCCGCCCGGCCAGAACGGCCTGACGAAATCGGCGCGGCTGACGCCGTACTCGCGCTCGACCCATGCCGCGACGGCCTCGTACACGTTCTCGGGCGTGTAGCAGTCGTCGGTGGTCTTCTTGGGCTTGAACTTGTCAACGAACGCCTTGTAGTCGTCGTTAACGTCCGCGAATGTGAGCTGTGTTCCTGGCATCATGCCGCTAATCCTTACGATATGAGCGAGTCGATGGTCGTGCCGAGGTATTCGGCGATGGTGTGCGCCTCATCGAGGAACCACGGGCGAGCGCCTGCGAGCTTGCTGTAGAACGCGCTCTTGCTGATTCCGAGACGCACGATGAGCTCCTTCTTCTTGACGCCCTGCTTGACGCATAGGAGCTCGACGTTCTCGTTGAACCTGTCCATTTCTGCACCCCCCTCCCGTCCGTCTGTGTGTCAACAACTTGGGACAAAACAATTATTGTCCCTTTTTGTTGACAATGCAATAATTATTTTGTCCAATATCTCGGACGTTTGGAGGTACGCCATGGGCAGGTCGTTCGGCGAGGTCGTGAGGCACTACATGGATGAGCGCGGCATGTCGCAGAGCGAGCTGGCGCGCCGTATGGGCACTGGACGGCAGACGGTGAACAACCTCCTGCGCGACAACAGGCGCGGGCCCACGCTGGACACCGCGATCGCCGTGGCCGAGGCGTTCGGCGTCACGGTCGACGAGCTGGTCTCGATGATGAGGGAGGAGTAGCCATGGCATCCATCATCCGCCGCGGCGACGGCGTGTACGAGGTGCAGGCATGCAACGGGTACCGCGAGGACGGCAGGCAGCGCCGCGTCTCGCGCAGGGTGCGCGGCTCCATGCGCGACGCGCAGGCCATGGCCGTGCGGCTCGACATGGAGATGGGCGCGAACCCGACGCTGGGGTCGCTGGCCACGCTCGACAGCTACTTCGAGGGCGTGTTCCTGGCGAGCCACGCCGACCTCGACCCCAAGACGCTCGACAACTACCGCACCATCTGGCGGCTGCACGTCTCGCCGCGCTTCGGCTCCAAGCCCGTGGCCGACCCCTCCCCAGCCGAGGTGCAGATGTGGGTGTCGTCCATGCGCAGGGGCACCGCCGTCCACGCGGCGAAGCTGCTGCGCTCGGTGCTGCGCGACGCGTGGTACATGGGGCTCATACCGTCAGAGCCAATGAGACGCCCTCTGAGGTACCCACGCGCCGATTGCGGTAAGTTGGACGTGTGGGACGGCTCCGAGGTCCTGTACGCGCTCTCACGGCTCCACGGGCACCGTCTGCTGCCGTTGGTCGCCGTCATGGTGGGCGGCGGGCTGCGTCGCTCCGAGGCGATGGCGCTGGAGTGGGGCGACATGGCGTTCGGCGACGGGATCGTGCGCATGTCGGTGGTGAAGGGCGCGAGGCGCGCTGACGGCGGCACGAAGAACGCCGCGAGCGTCCGCACGGTGGCGCTCATGGAGCCGTTCGCGTCCATCCTCGCGGGATGCGCGGGCGAGGGCCCCATCTGCAGCCTCACCGAGGCGGGCGTGCGCTCGCTCTGGCCGCGCCTGTTCCATGCGGGCATGCCGCTCGAGGGCATGCGCTACATCCCCATGAAGCAGCTCCGGGCGACCAACACGACGCTCATGCACGACGCGGGCGTGCCGGACACCACGCTCTCCATGGTGCACGGCCACACGGACGTGCGCACGGACTACCGCCATTACATCGCGCCGACGAGCGCCGCCGCCGACACCGCCGCGCGGATGCTTCAATCCTTCATGATGGACGCCGAGCCGATGCGGTTCCGTGCGGTTTCCGATGCGTAGATACGAAAAAAGCAGGCCAGAGGAAACGACCTCTGACCTGCTGAT